TCCTCTATTCGTTCATGATCGCGATCATAGTATTTGAATAGAGGCACTTTATTACCACGAAAGAAAAAGTAGAATGTACGATCTCTCACTTGAGATAATCCATGTAAGATAGACTTCGTCTTATAGATCATGAATGTATATCCATTGTCTTTACCTATCTTACGAAGTTTAGCTACAACTGGTTCACCCATCTTTGAGGCTAAGCGTGGAGCGTTTTCACCCCAGAATACCTGAGGCTGTATGTTTTCTAGAACAAACTTAGCCGTTTCACTCATCCAATCATTTGCAGCTGCATCAGATTTTGCAGAAGGAGATAAAGAACTTAATCCTGCGCAAGGGCATACGGTATTGACTACGTCAATCTTTCCTTTACGCAAATTTACTTTATCATTCTTATCGATAAGCGCGTATTGCACCTCATCATTATAATACTTTACTATATGCTGATCGTTATTAGAGAAAAGAGAATATGAAAGGATGTATTCTGGCCGTGAACCAAATACATTTTGCATGGCGATTGTCTCACCACCTATTAAGGGAACAATTGATGCGTACTTCATAATTTTTCTTTAATTCTTTTCATTATTTCGGCAAAAGTATATTCTGCATCTTGATGTAGCTTATAAAATTCAAATGCGCTGTTTCGCCATTCTTCTCTCATTCCAGGATCTTTCTCGAGGGCTTTAATTGTCTCCAGCGTTTCTGCCATGTTTTCCTCATCAAGCCAGACTGTTCCGTTATTCTTACAATCTATCAATGGCTTTTTATAGTGACGATGCTTGCATAATTGCCCATACTTTTTTCTAAAAACGGGTATTGTTCCAGTGCATGCCAATTCACAGTGAGTGTACTCAATTGATCTCTCGATAAAGTGAGGCTTTAATAATGAAAGCTGATAGCCAAATCCTACTCGTGACATACGCTCAAGCATTTCAGAATTTACATAAGGACCAAAGACATAGACCAGATCTCCATAACCTTTTGAGAGATCTACAGTTGATACGTTTTCATTAATCAATCCATGAAAATCTGAGAGTTCTTGAAATCCAAGATATGCTGGAGAGCGTTCAATTCCCTCAAAAGTAGTAAGATAGCCAGCCTTCCTCAGAAAGTTATTATGGAAATCGAACATCTCCTTATATCCTTTCCAACTCGTGGTTCTTCCAATCCACTTATTGTGTTTTGCATCTTGCGTCTTGATGTCAGCTTTCCAGTACTTTTCTTTTACAGGATCGAAATACATTCCAGGCTGAAAGCCAAGAACTTCAAATGGATTGTCGTCAATAAAGTTTGAGAGCCCGCCTCCACGAATCTTTGTAGCGTATTGTGCAAAATCATTGGTTACGCTATGAGCAAAGATGATGTCTGCTCTTTGAATAGATTCATCCATGCATGCATTTCTTCGAATAGATTGCATAGAATGATCGTGTTGTATAAGAACAATAGGCTTCTTAATTTCATTTAGTGCTCGCGAAAATCCTTGAACAGCTTCATCACTATATGATTCTGGAGGAAGACTATTTACGATTACGATGTCACACTCGTTTGAAGCATGAATCATGTTATCGACTTCTTCTTTCTTACTCAGTTTAAGTTCAGTAATGCCTTGAGTGTCATGGGCGTTCTTTCTTGTCCATGATTTGTCTCTTGATGCAAAGGCTACGAAATCGTGTTTATGTTTCTTAAGCCATTTCATCTGTTCAAGCGTGAACTTAGTTACTCCACACCCTTCAATACCTCTACCCATTATAATTGATATTTTCATGATTTATTGTGAATGTACTTATAGGCCTTTTCTAGAATAGATTTTTCATAAGATTTATCGTTTAACTTCCGGTTCCGAGGACTCGGGTGAGGAAGAACAAAGTGATCAATTCCAGCTTTCTTAAGAGCCGCAGAGGCAAATCCTCCAAGAGCTAATACTCTTTTATATGGACGCGCTAATTCAAGTGTAGTAAAGTCTACATCACTGAGTTTAGGATTATCTTTTGGGCAATGAAAGGTGTTTATGAATGAGAACTTATCAATCTTAATAGTATTCATCCATAACGTTAAACGATCAAAAGTCGAGTTTTTTCTTACTCGACTTCCCGTAATTTTATTTGAGGGATTCATCCCCACTACGATTGTTTTCATTCGCTAAACTCCCAAGTAACACCTGCTTCTTCAAATAGACTTAGAGTTAATTCACATGAATCTTTCCAGTTTCCGGCTCTTTCTATTCTAGGCATAACGATATGCTTACATCCAACTTGAATCATACCCTTTGCACACTCTGAACATGCTGGAAGCCCATGAATAAACATTGTAGAATCGCGAAGGGATACACCATTCATTGAAGCGTTATAGATCACATTCATTTCGGCATGAACTACGTATTTGTACTTGATCTCGCGATTGCTATATCTTTCTTCTGTATCATTTATGAGTCGAGGGAATCCATTATAACCCTGAGAAAGAACTTGGCCACGATCACCGATAGCGACTGCGCCTATCTTTCGAGATGGATCTTTTGACCAAGATGCAACTTCTTTTGCGAGGTTAAGGTACCTCTGTTTCCATTTACTGTCCATCTTTTAAGAGATCAAAGTGTCTTTCGTAAACGTGTAAAGAACCAACATTCCAGATGATGTTACCTTTTTCATAATTTTCATCTGCTTTCTTATTCAAATCTTCGAGTAAACGATCTAGAACTATTGATTGCCAATAACGATCGTTCTTATAACCAAAGACAACATCATTACTTCTCATCTGCACGACTGCATGAAGCTTATTATCACGAAGTAAGTATTGAACTGCGTTTGTGCACATGAAGTCGGACATTCCATCTTTGCAATAATCTTGGTGCATAGTTGGACGAGTGTAAATCATGACAGCTCGACGAGAGTTGCGGTGTGCTAATAGTTCAAGAAGAACTGACCAATATTGCTTATGGTTTGCTTCAGAGTATATGCACCAACCATAATTTGAATTGATGTAACCTTTTGTAGAAGCAACTTGTTGCCAGATCTTTGGAGGACCACCAGGAATATCTGATACTTTTAAAGACAAAGAGTCATACCACTGAAGTTCACGCTCGACGTACTCAGTAACTTTACCAAAGATTGCTTCTTCGTCAGCTATGAAGTTTGCACCAATCAACTCGATAGTTTTTACACCAGTTTTATCAGAGACAAATCGACCTGCGGCCAGTTCATCAATGAAGTGTTGACGTATGTCTTTAACTCTTGGAAGATTTATCATTGGACTTTTGAATTGGACGATTTAAAAAATCACGATCAGAGGTTTGACCTTCAATACCGCCACGTATATATGCAACGATAAAAGAAGAGTAATTAATAAGATCCTTCGCAGAATCTTCAATCGATTCAAAGTTAGGTTTGTAGTTTGGATCATTCTCCATCGCTTCGATGACTGATCGCATTCTCAACGTTTTTGCATGAATGATATCAAGAATAGAAGATACACCACGAGGATAATAATCAGATTGACGAATTCGGCTATTTGGATTCTGATAATCGTTTGACTTCTTCGTTTGAAGTTCGGCACATTCTTGGAGAACTTTGATGGATTCTTTCATAAGGGATTAATATAAGTTATTTTTCAGTATTTGTAAACTATAAAATGCAGAGATCAAGTAAGATTTTTCTTCTTCGAGCGGCTGAAGAATCTACTCGATAATAGGTCTTTCCGGTTGAAGATACCTCTTTCCTGAAGTATCCAAGCGTCTTCACGAGTTCTTTAATATCAATCATCCAGAGAGGCGTATAGAGATACTTGAGATACGCTATCTTTTCATATCCAATCACCATAAGCACGTCACAGTATTTGGAGCTATGCAATAAAGATTTAATCGTAGTATCTGATATGTTCCAATTAAGATCTCCGTACTCAGGATGTAAGAGGCAGCTTTTTACTTGAATAAATCTACCCTCACATTCTAGATCTTGCATTCTTTTTCCGAATGGAATACTCTTTGCATTATTTACTGCCGGCGATACCTGCTTGAATAAGTTATTTAAGAGTAGATAGCATTCAGCACCCATTCCCGGTGCAGTGTGTTCGCGGATAGTATTTTCATCGCGATACTGAGGGTGACCTTCAGGGTACTTTTGTTCACGAATAATATTGTTTACAAATAGCTCTAGATCTTTGCTATAGTCTTTACCCACATCAAGCACGCCCCTCTGGGCACAATAATTCATCACCGGTTCAGAAAAAGGTTTCATATAATATTAGGGTAAGTGTTTATAGGCATACTCTATCGCCCTATCAGCTTCATTCTTCAGAGGACGATTCTGGTATATATTAGCAGTTTCAACATCGAGTTCACGAATCAATTCGGCAATTTCAACTGCAGTGATTGGATAACTCTTTTTTACGGCGTTGCATGCGATACTTGTCATGATCTTATAGATCATGCGATATCTTCCGCTGCCATCAATCATTGCAATACTTTTATATTCGTTTATAAGTTTTTTGTTTACGAAAGGGCAATCACGATAAGAACTCCAGGAGATATTCTTATTCGTCATTGTATCTTTGCGAATGTTTAGAATTTCTTTTCTTATATTATCAGGAAGTCTATCTAAAAATGAATTTCCAATCTTTTCAGAGAATTCATACTTAGTCATGAGTTCTTCAGCATTCATGAACTCACCTTTTACAGTAAAGATAAAGTTATCTGCATTTGGATACTGAGCTGGAACATAATACATCCGGCTAAAATCTTTTGTTTGCTCGTCTCCAATAGAATTAAATTCTTTACTCAGGGCATACCAAAAGTGACGAATTTTTTCATTTGGAACATGAGAAGATAAAGGGAAGACTAAACGAAACTTTGGTTTTTCTTTTGTTGAGGATGCTGTAGAATAACAAACGAAGTAATACTTGTTCTTATACTTCTCAACGATATCTTCTACTCTACCTTCATAGCTATCTACGTCAAGAGCTGCCCAGCCAGCCCAGGCGATTACATTTACATTTGCTCGCGTAGTGTTCTCTTTATAAATCGCAGGAGATATCAAAGGAGAAGATTTTTTCTTTTCTCCTCTCTTTGCTTTATATCCTGGCTGCTTTGATAACTGATAAAGCAGCGCTTCGAACTTATCCCAAGACTTGAAGTCCATTCGCTTCGCAGTCTTGTTATCGAAGATAGATTTAAAAAGAGTAAAGCTATACGTCATTTCTTCTGGAGTTTACTTAGTAGACCTACGTTATCTTTATGCTCTGGAGCAACCCAGCCATTTGGTTTAATGAGATCTGGAAGTCCTAGAGGATTTGGCCTTGAAGCTTTGATTCCTACTTCTTTCGCCATGTTTGCTTTGTGTACTTCGTCCCATGCTTTATAAGCATCAACATCAAAGGCATCAAGAGTACCTATTGCAACAACACAAAGATCAATCAAAGCGTCGACAATATCGTCCACTTCTTTTGAGTTCTTCATTTCATTCAATTCTTCTTCTAGGAATCTAATTCTAAATTCTAGAAAAGAATAAAGTTTTTGCTCATCCAGTGATCGAATCACAGGATTGACTCCAAACTTTTTATGCATGTCGCCGATATCTTTAACCCAGTTCTTGCTCATATTTGTATCCTATATTAGTTTTGGCTAGTTGTAAACAATTAAGAGAAAAAACTTTCAAGATTTGATCCGCCTTCAGCTCTCCAGCCTACTGCTTCAAGTATCTGAGAAAGAGGATCTAAGAAAGTCTTCTGGAATTGAATGTCACGATCAACATACTTATGTAGATTCAATTCCTTTGGAAGAATATCAATGAAAGATATTACATTCTCTTGAATAACATTTGGAGTCTTCAGATATGTAAACTTGATCTTTTCTCCGTTCTTGATCAACTCATACTTTCTCTCGAGTCCATTACGTTTTACGTGATGATTAAAGAGTAAGGCGCCTCTTACATGAATTGGAGTTCCCGTTCCTCCACCTTTCTTATAGATTGTAGAGTTTGAAGCCCACTCGCTGAGATTGGATACTCCTCGAGGAAAAGCAATTTGCTCAGGAGGAAGTTCATCAAACTTAGATCTGAATTCTGCAATTTCTTTTTGAACTGCAGCTTCATCCTTTGTCATAATCGTTTTAAAGAGATCTCGCATTGCATCTCTACAAACTTCAGGAGTTGAGGACTTAATCGCCTCAATACCCATGATCTTAATTTCTGGCTCATCGTACTGGACGCCTTCGTTGTTATGAACGTTTAGGATGTATCTTTTCTTTGCTGTCCAGATTCCACGATCAGCTATCGCTTCACGCTTCATCATCATACGATTCTTTGGACAACCCATTTGTTTTGCAAGCTTTTCGTAAGCTGCGTTTAAAACAGGAGTCACGCCTTTTCCACAGAACTCGTCTAAGAACTTTACAGGATTCTTCGGTTGAAACTTTTCTACAACCTTTTCCATATTCACATACAACGAATCAGTATCAATCGCGATTACATAGTCTACGTTGTTTGATTTTAACGTATCATTCAGATATTTGTTTACGGCTTTTTCTGCCCAGCGAATCGCAACTTGGCCAGATAGAGTAACTGCTTCTGCAACTCGTATATCGAAGTATCGAAAGTAAGCATTACCTAAAGCACCGTATAAAGAGTTTAAAAGAATCTTTACTGCAATCTGTTGATTATCTAAACGAGAGATATCTCTCTCAAGTTTATAAAGTTCTACTTTATCACTTTTTGGAAGTGCAGCTTTCTTCTTCTGAGCTTCGATCTTTGCGTTTTTAAGAATTACACGCTTATCGTAAATTTCATTAATGATTCGAGGTATGACGCCAATCTTATCAGTTCTAAAGTGTACGCCATTTACTGCAGTAATTACTCCTTCACGAGCAGGAGTCCAAGATTTTCCATTTAGTATAACATCGGGAGAAACTCCAGAAGCAACCTCATCACATATCGTTTCTGGAGACATGTTATACTGAATGATGAGATTTGGATACAATGAATTCAAGTCAAATGAACACACCCAGTTGTGAAGACCTATCATTGGTTCTTTCACATATCCTCCTGGATATTCTCCTTTTACATGATCTTTTGAAGGAGGAATCACTACACTTTTTCTCATGAGATCTCGATAGATGATCGAATCCCAGATTGCAGTTGTTCCTAGAGCATCAGAATAGTTTACTCCACCCATGTAAGATAGAGTTAGAACAAGTGTAATCAAACCAAGTTTATCTTCTAACTTCTCAACGATCTCTACATCGGTGATGTTATAGTCAATATACTTTTGAAAATCTTGTTCATAAAGATTTGAGAGACTTCCATACTCTTCATACGAAAGCTTTGTTGTACCAAGAACGACATGAGCTATGTTCCCAAGCTTATATGATTCTTGTTGTCCATAAGTCAAAGTTGTAAATTTTTGAAACAGATCAAGATAATCAAGCTGCGCGATACCAGTGATATCCCACATCTTTAGAGGTCTTCCTTTCACAACCATTTCTTTTTGTTCAATCTTTGACCAAGGAGAAAGTTGCTTTGCAGTTTCTTCGCCAAAAATACGAATGATTCGATTTAAGAGATATGGAATATCGAATGCACGAGTGTTCCAGCCAGTGATAATATCAGGAACATTTGGACCATTTGAGAACCATGATATAAAGTTCAAGAGCATATCAGATTCAGTCTTAAACTGGTGATAATCTACTTTACCTTTGAACACTGAGATTTCAGGATCATAAGGTTTCGTTCCCCAGACATGAAATAGATTGTCAATATTATTGTTTACAGTGATCGCAGTCACTTCATGGAGTGCTTGCTCTGGCTCAGGGAAACCATCATTTGATTTGACTTCGATATCGAGAACTGCTACATTAATTAGATTACGATCAAAATGAATTTCATCTGGAAATCTATCTTGAATAAACTGAGTAATCCATCTCATATTTCCATAGATTGTAAAAGAACTTATACCTTCGTACTTTGCAACGAAGGATTTTGCTTCTTTCATCGAATCGAAGCCTATTGGCTCCACATTCGTACCATCCAACGAGTGCCATTGAGTTTTCTCAAGCTTAGAAGGAAGATACAATGTAGGCTTAAATTTAATCTTCTCGCGTATCTGACGCCCATTGTCATATCCGCGATAAAGAATGTCTGAGCCAAATCTACTTACGTTTGTATAGAATTTCACGTTATGTCAAGATAATAACACAAAAAAGCCGGATGTACATATTTAAAGTACATCCGGCCCAACTTAATTAACGAGTTTCCTCTTAGGAAGGAACGATAATATCTTTATTTGCTTGCTCTGGAACAATGATATTTGAATGCATCTTTATGTATTCGTTTGCCAGTTGTGTAGTAGGATCGACAATGAATACAACGTATTTAGTCGATATCTGCACAGCTTCATTGCGAGCATAAGGTAGCCAATGCGCAAATCCAATGTTGCCGTCACCGGTTGGAATAATAACTGCAGGTAATTTAAGGACGTATTTGTCTCCTGAAACACCTAGATCGCAGAGAATTTCTTCCCCCGATGTTAAACGCACGATTTTAATATTGCTCATAATATATTTGGTTTACGATTGACTAATGAATAAAGTATATATCAACCTTTCAAGAATGATTTCTTCTTTTCAGGAAGAGTTCCAATCTTGATCTTTCGAGGTTTTTGATCTTCGGGAATCACTCTTTCGAGTCCGATAGTAAGTACTCCACTATCCAGAGTAGTCGTGGTCACTTGAACATGTTCGTTCAAGGTGAATACTCTTATGAAGTTACGACTTGAGATACCCTTATGGATATAAGCCCTGTCGTCTTCTTTTGTACCGGTGACTGTGAGTACCGATTCCTTTTGTTCGATGTCCAGGTTTTCTTCTTTGAAACCTGCGACTGCGATTTCTATTAGGTAGTGATCCTCATCGATTTTCACCACATTGTGTGGTGGATAGTTTGGAATCTCTTGATTAAGAGCAGTTCCAATCTGATTGAACAGTTGATCGAATCCGATGAAGGATGCGCGTGGGAACGTATATGTTGTAGCTGTCATGTATATTTCCTCCAGTTAAGCGAGGTTATGTTATCAGGAACCAGTTAAGCATTCCTGTGACCGATGGAATTACCGGTCAGACATATTTATATCATTTACCCGTATTACCGATATTATATTTAGGTAGAAGTTGCCAGTTTGCTTTTTCTTTATGTGGAATGATCTTTATTTGACGGAGTGGTGCCTTTACTTGAACCTGAGTAGGATTGACTATCGTAACTAATCCCCAGTCTGATAATAAAGTTGCAATTGTATTTCTACGCTGGAGATCGTTCTCCGTTAAATTAGATGGCTTACCATCAAGTAAAAATAGTTCTTTAAAATGGACAATGAAGTATCTTCCTTGCTTATGAAGGATATGGCATGACTGATATAGCTTATTCGTTTCTTTTCGAGAAGCAACGCCAATTCTCGTAAGTGTTTCTCTTACTTTTAAGAAGTCGTCTGGCTCGTTCAGCGTAATTTCGAGCATCATCGATGGGTTCCAATCTACTGGAACCTCTTCAGTGATATTACTTGGGTTTTTGTTTGTTGTTGCGTCCACCTTGAAATAGTTTTCGTTTGAGATCTTCAATTTGAGCTGAACTCAAGATCCTCAAAGCAGACTTGGCCTTTTCATTACTATAACCATAATATGCTTTAACAATCATGAGAGATTCATGCTCCTGAGGTTTATCCCATTTGCTGAATCTTTTCTTTTTACGAATACTATTTATACAGAAATGATATTGGAGTTTATTATCGAGATGATGGTGTATATTCATCTCGTTAGCGAACAAAATTGTATCATGAAAGTATGAAAGTCCTCGATTTATCAGGTATGGGTTATATGCCTTTTCGGCAATATCGTCCACCATGATATCCTTCTTCGTATCATTAATCGAATTTAGATATTCGAAAGGATTCATTACTTCCACTCCGTTGAAGCCATAAGCTCAGTTAAGCAAGCGACCATATTAATTTCACGATCGGCTACAAAACTATTCTTATATTGATACTCGGCAAGAACCAATACGATCTGAGGAACACTATCTGGCTTTGCGTATTCGAGCATATTATCATAAATCTTTCGAAATATTGCAGCGGGTTCAAGATCCATGTTGTTTACTACCCAAGACCTCATCGACTTAAAGTCTTTTTCTTTAAGAGACTTCATAAGTGAAC